CCGGTAAGCCCACCCATACCCGCATTTTTCCAAGCCAGAGAGGAAGCTCGCAAAATCAAGTCCTTTACCGCTGGATAGTACTCCGGGGACATTCTCCCATATAACCCATTGCGGTTTATATTTTCCCACAATTCCCAAATAGGAATACATGAGCTGTCCTCGAATGTCATCGGTTCCGCCTCGCTTACCTGCAATGCTGAAAGACTGGCAAGGTGTTCCGCCGACCATAAGGTCAAATTTTCCAATGTTCCATTTTTCATATTGCGTAATATCTCCATAATTTTTTACATTCGGGTATTTTTGCTTCAACAATTCGCAAGGGAAAGGTTCTATTTCTGCAAAACCTACAGGCGTAAAACCTAACGGCTCCCATGCGACTGTTGCTGCTTCTATACCGCTACATACGGATAAATAAGTCATTACAATTCCAATTCTCCGCAAGGGCTGCCGTCATCGACCCATACGAATTTTGCAAAAAGAAAACTAAACGAATGCCAGTGTTCAAACACAAAACAAAAAGCATTTTCCTTTTTGTTAAAACCGGTGATAAAAAAAGCTTTTATTCCCATCTTTTGATTTTATCCATCCGCCGTGTTTTTTGATTGCTTCCATCGCTTTTTCAGCACTTTCAAACGGCTTGTACTTCGGTTCGATGGGTGATAAAAGGAGATACGCTAAAGCACTCGTATGTCCCACTTTATCTACAAATCTGTATACTTCATCGTCCTCTCTTATTTCTCTAAGTTCTGATTTACTGTATCCCTCACATTCTTGTACTAACGCTCTTAATTCGGCTAATGTATCCGCAAAAATACACTTACTCCCAACCTTCAATTCATCGGCGTTTACCACCGTATAAACTTTTGATTTGTCAAATTCCATTTCTATACATCCACCCATTCATCAACTGTTTTAATTTCATAGCCTAACGCTTTTGCAATTTGTAATTCTAACTCTTGACCTTTTGAAGCATACGGTGTTTCTATTTTTGCAATGCCTAAGCTCTTATGTCGGCTTAAAATAAATAGACACTTCCGCATACAGTCGTCCCAAGTTTTTAACCCTTCACAAAAAATTATAGGATTAAGCACTGCCGAATATCCCGCTTTGTGAAGTTTGTTATAGGCGGCTTCAAAATCCTGTTTGTAGTTTGGATTTTTAGTTATAGCTCCACATAGATAAAGTTGTTTCATTTCCTCAACCTCCCTAATTCGCTATTTTAAAATCATCTAAATCAAATAATGTCGGAGCGTTCTTTTCCATATCTGCTTCTTTTAAGTAGATAATCCCGTCATTAAAAGATATTTCACTTAATTCATGTCCAATGCCGTATCTGCCTTTTTTAACAGCGATATAAGGCACTGTAAAAAGCCCTGCAAATGGATCATAAACTACATCGCCTTTGTTTGAGTAACGCTCGATAATTCTTTCAACCGTATCTATTTGCAAGGGACAAATGTGCATATTAAGTTCTTTTCTTGACTGCTCGCTATTTAAGGTGTGTATACGGTTTATATCATCCCACACATAATCGCTATTTGATGATACACTTATTACCGAAAAAGAAGCGGGGAGTTTTCTTGCTTTATCCAATTCTTCTGCAAGTTTGATATGCTCGTTGTAATCATATATATTTTGTTTTGAATACATAGAATATAGTTTTTGCATATCGGATACGGGGCATTCTTTTAGTTCTTCCAATGAAACAAGTCTATTACCGCTCGACCTCCAATAAGCGTGAGCATCTATCTGCCATTGCCCACGGCCGTATTCTTCTTTTGTCTTTTTGACCGGAACATCGGCATAAGCTCTTGTTGTATCTGTTGGAAGTTTTCTAAAAAGTAAAATATATTCAGGACATCCGACACCCATTTTTGAGCCGTCTTTGCATTGTTCAGTCCATCCGAGCCTATAAGTTTGATTATTTTCTCGAACAACATCGGTAGTAATTACAATACGCCCCATATACTTAAATCCGTGTTTCATAAAGTGAAAAACAGTCATATCGCTAAATGGATCTAAAGTAGGCATACCATATCCTGTAGCATTGCCGAATAAAATCCTATCTTTAACATGTATGGCAGCAACTCTACCGGGTTTTAAAACTCGCAATAAATGAGGTGTTAAAAAATCCATCTGTTCAAAAAACTTATCGTTATCTTCATTATGCCCGAAGTCGTTATATGTCGGCGTGTATTCATAATGATTACTAAAAGGAATTGAAGTCATTATAAGGTCTACAGAATTATCTTGAACTGTTGGTATTTCGATACAGTTATCATTTAATACAGCCTTAAAACTTTTACCCTCTATAACTTTTCTTTCAACGCCGATGGTGCGAGCTAATTTTTCAGTAAGGTTTACAGATGATAGTCCATATTTTTTTACAATCTCCGTCATTTGTAATACAAGGTATCTATGCTGCTCCCATTTTTCTTCCAGAGCTTTTAATATAGCCTGCTCGCTTTCGGTATAAATTATATGAACCTCAACAGGATAATTCTGCTGGAAGCGGTATATGCGGTGAACAGCTTGAATAAAATCGTTGAACTTATAATCAATACCGACAAAGATACATTTATGGCAATAATATTGCATATTTCCGCCTTGAGCCGATATATCGGGTTTTGTCGCAAGGTATTGCAATTTTCCGTTTTTAAACTGCCTTGTAATTTCAACGTTTTTTTCTATATCTTGAGAACCGAATACAAAACCTGCTTGCGGTACTGCTTTTTGAAGAGCATATCTTTCAGCCTCTAAGTTATGCCAAAGAATAAAATGATCATCGGGATCGTTTTTTAATATTTCAAGTGTTTTATTAACACGCACCGGAATACTATCATGTTTTTCTTTTGCCGCTTCTTTTAATCCCATAGCAGCATCTCTAAACATTTTAATTTGGCCGTCATCTTCACTTCCGGCAGTGCTGTGATCTGCTTCTACTTTATGATATATGATTTTTAAATCCGGTAAGTCATATCCTTCATCAGAATATGAAGGATTAACATCTGAAGGTTTTGTGATAAATAATCCCCAGCTTGACACCCAAGCCCAGAACTCTTTTTCTTTATGCGGATATATGGTAAGTTTATTTGCCTTTGTGCTATCTCTTTTGAAAAATCTCGTGAGACTTTGTCCCGAATCCATTACACCTAAAAAGGCAGCATAATGAATAAGCTCTTTATATTTGTTAGGGGAGGGTGTTGCAGTTGCAACAAACTTATACTTTACATTCTTAAACTTAGGCAAGAACTCTTGATATGTTTTCGAGCCGTAAGAACGCAATACGGAAGCCTCATCTAAACTACAAGCCGTAAATGTATTAAGGTTTATATTCCCGTCTCTAACTCTTTCATAATTTGTTATTAAAATGGAAGCCGTGGAATTATCAATGTCTTCTTGATTTTTTACATATTGTAAAGGCAGATTATTTAATAGTTTTTCTGCATCATTGAAAAACTCATCTACAATATTTAAGGGGGTAACAATTAAAGCCTTACCGCCTTCTTTTTGCAAGATAAGCCGTAAAATTTCAAGCTGTATTACTGTTTTTCCAAGTCCGAAACTCGCAAAGATTGCACGGCAACCCCCGTGAATTGCCCATCTTACGGCATCTTTTTGGTGTGGTTTTAGAATGTCATTTATTTCGGATAATTCAATATTAAATCCGCTATCTTGTGCTATTGCAATTTTGCTTCTTAAAAACTCATCATAAGTCATTTCTCTTACTCCTGTAAAGTTATACCTAAGTCAGCCGCCAATAAATGCGCCGCTTCTATCAGCTTTGCACATTCGTCGGTGCTGCAATCTCTTTCCCGTTGCGGGATAATATGCCCGCCGATTGTGTTGTATGGATATCCCATATTCTCGACGGCAATCATCTTGACGGCGTTTTTCACGCTTTCGTAGTCGTTCCCCGTTTCGTTGCATATCTGCATAATATGCCCGTTTAGGTGGTGGTTCTGCGAGTCTTCCCCCGTCGTTCTAGGGCGTTTCGGCGGCTGTAGTGTTACGAGCACAAAGTCATTGTGTTTATCTCGGCTCTTGCGGAGTTCTCGTTTTATAATCTCGCTTGCGCCTAAGTCTGCGGGCGGTTCAAAAGCTATCCGCCCTGCAATCTCTACACGCTTTAATACATATTGCACCATAGCCGCCGCCCCTTTAGAAGATGTCTAATCCCTGCGGTTGAGGGATGCCGACTTCTTCCGGCTGAACAATACAAAGACGCTTGCGTCGATCTTCTATGATGATGTCTATAAGCTCGGATGCAGTCTTGTCCTTTCGCATATCGCTATAGGCTTTCATTTCGTCCTTTGAAAAAAGCGGCTTGCCTGTTAAATCTTTAGAGCTTAACAGTTTTGCAATCGCTTCTTTCTCGGCGGGTGTTGTTTCTCCGCCTTTCGGCTCAAAGGCTAACTTTGCGGGCTGTTGCTTAGGCTCCACAACCTCGCCGTTAAAAGTGTCCTTAACCGCTTGAGCGTTCGGCGGGAGCTGGTCAGGCGTATCTCTGTACTTTGAGCCGTCCCAGCGGCCGGCGTAAATATCAGCCGCAACGCCCAGCATTTTTAAGGCTGTACTAAAAGCGTCTGTTACTGCCATTTTATAGCCTTCGTCATTGCTTACGGGGCGTTCCTTTTCAAGAGCGACCAGCTTACTGCCGCCGATACCCTCTATCGGATCGCTCCAATTCTCGCCGTCTTTAACGAATACTGCAACTTGGGCAAAGGCCAGCACCTCGCCGCCCGATCCTTGCTCCGTCCATAGCTTTTGTACTTCATACTTCCAACCGACACCTATAAGCCCGAATTTTTCCGTCATAACTTTATATCGCCATTGCGGGTTAATGTCGGTCATGCCTTTTAGCTTTCCGCCCTCTATTTTTTTTAATGCGTCTTTGGGCGGGCGGGCTAATGACTCGTATATATTGATTGCGTCTTTCATTTTTCGCCCCCCCCTTAAAACGGTATTTCTTCTTGGAAGTCGTCATCGTTTCTGGCTTCTGTGTAACCTTGAGCCTGCTGCTTTACGCCTGCGTCTTTCCCGCCGAGTAGTTGAACCTGTTCGGCAACTATACAAACCTTGCTGAACCTTTGCCCGTCTTTCTCCCAGCGTTGCTGGTCTAGGTAGCCCTGGACGGCTATTTGTTTACCCTTGCTTAAATAAGGGCTTATGTTCTCGGCTGTTTTACCCCAGACGGTTACATCAAAGAATGAGGCCTTATCGCTCCACTCGCCGCCGCTCTTTTGGCTGCGGTTTACCGCAATACTAAGATTAAGCCTTACGGTCCCGCCTGCTGTATAGGCTAGATCACAATTCGATGTTAATCGCCCGATGATTGTTAAAGTGTTGATGTCTGTCATTCTGTCGCCCCCCCCTTACCTTATGTATAGGGCTTTCCCTTGAACATACGATAAACCCTCAAGGACTTCGCCATTTTTAAAAAATATCTTGCCGTAATTTTCTTGCCCTTCTTTTTGAATAAGCTCACCGTCTTTTAAGGCTTGACTTATTGCAGTCCTATCAAGTTCGGGTTGTTTCAAAAATTCTTCCGGTATCTTTCGATAATCGTAAGTTGTTAGCTCTATAATGCTGCCTTTTGTGTTTTGCTCTTTTGCACTAAAAAGCGATGTTTTAAAGCCTTCTTTCGATAATCCGAGCTTGTCCATGCTCCACCATAGAAGATTTTTGACGGTAGCCGCCCTGTTTTCCATTGTCTTAGAACGCTTAGAAAGCCTATCCATTTCTTTTTTGTGAGCATCCTTTTCTGCTGTTGCAACAGAGGCCTCAATTTGTAAGTTTTTAATGAACTTACAATAATTGTCAAACTTTTCTTTGAACTCGGCTTCGGAAGTCTTGAACCAATCCCGCATTGTTTCAAGCTCTGCTTCGGTAGGGTCTCTAGGCTCTCCATTTTCATCTACGATGTCATCCATAAGTTTGTTGAGCTCGATTAAATCGCCTGTAATTTCGTACATTGTTTTTTTCTTTTCCATTTTTAATTCTCCTCTTGTTTTTTTTCTGATTTTGTGTTTACAACTCGAACTCTGATTGAATATAAATTATCCCTCAGGCATTCCGCTGCGAGCACCTCAAAGTGTTCATCTTCGCTTGAATATCCACGAAGTTTTTCACAGATGTTATAAATTACATTTTTCATTTTTCGCACCTCTTAATATTTTTTTTGTTTAGGCCTCTGCGTTGCGCACCGCTTTAGCCTATTGAAACGGGCGGGATTTGAACCCGCCAGCGGTCTAACCGCTTGCACCCTGTGTGCCCGCTCCCGTTTACTCGCCGTCATCAAACGGCAGGCTTTCTGCTGCGGCTTTTTCTGCAAGTTCAAGCTCTGCCTTTAATTGCTCGATAGTGTCATCAACCCATTTCATTGCTTCGTACCAACCTTTGACGAAGTGTAAATCTCGCCCCTTTTCGCTGATGTAAAAAAGCCAATTCTTTTGTTTATCTATGGCGTCATCCCAAACCTTTTTGAATTTTTCAAAATCTTCTCTAGTGGTAATTTCGTTTAGTGTGTATACCACTTCCCGCAATTCAAGCAGTTCGATTGTGCTTACGCCGTTATCCAAAAACGGAATAAGCCGCTTTTCTGTACCGTCAAATTCTTCATCAAGGATATAACCGCTGTCCATCATTGCCTGTTTGTAAGCACGCACACCGGATAAGAAGCCTTGTAAATTAGCTATCTTGTTTCCGCTTTCCTCTAGCTGAAGCTGCCTTTCTTTCGCTCCTGCCTCAAAGTTTAACTGCTGAATTAGTGTCAGCATAATCTCCGGTGTCTCCACCTTTCTCATTTCGTCTTGTTCCTGCATTTTGCACCTCCTAAATGCAATTATTTGCTATCAGTTGAGCTAGAGCCTCATTGCCGCTATGTGCAATAAAGGCTATTCCGCCCTTCCTGTTTATGTCGTCTATCCGCTCTTTTTGAGCGGGTGATAACCTTCCGCCCTTCGGTCTCTTGCACTCGATTGCAACAAACCGCTCGTGTCTGTCATAACCCTCAAAGTCACAAGTTCCCGCTTCGGCCGTCTTGATATAGCGGCGGTTCCGTCCTTCGCCGATTTTAAAGCAGCCTGTATTTATCCGCTGGAGCTTAATCCCCGTAGCGTCGATTACTTGCTTTACCTGCTGGATTACGAGCTTTTCGGAAATATCCAAAACCTTATTTACGGCCATATACGAATCCTCTCCTCTACGATGATTGACCAGTCTTTAGCCTTGCCAATGTTGTCCTCATAGCTATTGCTATCCGAGTTTTTCAAGGCTTCTTCTGCCTTGTCAAAATAAAAATCCATTGTCGCTATAGCTCTTTCTATTGCCTTGCTTTTTGCCTCTCGGTAAAAATCCACCTTCCGGCGGAATTCAAAAGGCGTGCCTGCCGTGTCATCTGTGTAAGTCTTGAAGTGTAATGTGTCGTTTTTGATTGTTGCGGTAATATTGCGATAGGTTAGGTACACGCCCGACTTGCCAGCCGTCCCCTTGCAGCTGTAGTCTCGGTCTTGTCTTTTTTGCCATTCGGCGAACCTGTTTTCAAATTCCGCCCTGCTGATTTTTCTTTCAGCATAAGCGGCGATAATGTCTTGCGGGTAGTTTGTCAT